CAAACCCAGCAAAGCCGCGAATTACCGCGTCCATATCAGGGTGGATCAAACCGATAAACGAAGGTGCAACAGCTTCAGTGCCGTAAGAAGGTGTGCTTCGTACTACTGAAGTAATTTGCCGTGCATTCTGACGTTTCAATGTACGAGTCGCTTTACGCTGGTCGGCCAAAGTCATTTCAGTGTTTACAGCGTTACGCGCAGAACCGTTTGCATACTGTACGTTAGTGCCAGCTTTCAATACGTTGAAACGAACTGTCTCAACAGATTGAGCAGCTTGCTCACCTAACACTTCAGCAGCTTCACGCAAGACGGGGTCTTCGTGAGTGTCGATAATAACGTCACTGATGGTTACTAAGTCACCGTACTGTTGTAGGGTGGCCGTAACGTCAACAGCCGCTAACTGCTTTGCTGTTGGCGTGACGCCCTCAGTCAATGCGGTAGTGGTTAGTGCCAAGCTGGAATAGCGACGGAACTTTTGTACTTTTGAAGACTTGCTGGCCAAAGGACGTGCCTGACCGAACTTCTCTAATACTAAGTATGGAATGCCGCGCTTGAGCATTTCTTTAGCAGCAAACGCTGCGGTACGTGGTGAAATATCACCATATTCTGTGTTAGCCATGATGGCCTCCTAATAATTTAACTAGCGATTATCAGCAGCAAACATTTCAAACGCAGTGTCGAAGTCATCTGGTGGGATTACTCCAGAGGCCGCTGGCCCTGGTTTAGATCGAACCCCAGTAGAGTCTTCTAATTGCTTAGCTCGCTTTTGCTGAATACTTGTGACGGTTGAAGTTGTTGCAATCTCTTCCTGCGGCTGACTCAGCTTGAAGTAGTCGATAAGCTTAGAGGCTTCAAAAGCGTCATTACTATTCGATAACTGCTGGATCGCGCTAGGTTGTTCTCGCAGCCAATCAACAAACGATTCGCTCTTCACCACGTCTTTCCAATCAGTATGAGCGGCCTCTAAGGCGGCGTACTGAGTGTTGACATGGCGCTCTTCTTCCGCTGCTCTTAACGGTTGAAGCGCTCGATTCATTGTTTCTTGGTTTTGGCTCCTTTCCACCTCAAGACGGGACTCAATCGCGTCGTGAATGTCAGGATACTCTTCGTTAAAAGACGCCCAAGCTTCGGGGGTCTTCATGGCTTCAGCCACTTCGGTTGCGGATGGTGTAGTACCACCGGCAGGTGAAGTTGCTTGAAATTCGTTTAACTTGCGCTGTAGTGCGCCAATTCGTCCCGCGTTACTCTTCGCTTGGTGGGACAGCTTGTCATTGTTATCTCGGAGCTTATCGTATTCACTTTTAAGCCCTTCGTCGGCCTTGGCCCAGATGTCTTCTGCTTCTGGCGCTTCTTCCGGCTCTTCTATTGCTGCTTCAACCTCTTCAACCTCTTCGGTTTCTGCAACAAACTCTGTATCTTCTCGCGCTAACTCTGCGCTGGTTGTCTCTTCTTCAGTTGAAAACTCATCAAATGCTGAATCAAAATCATCTACTTTTTCGTTACTATCCATCGGTTACACCCTCGGCGGCAGTTAATAGCGGCCCTGTGTTTACTCATAATTGCCACTAGCGATGTGCAACGGCGAATCCGTTGGCATGGCCAGTAACGCTTTTAAACTTCCTATCTCGCCGCGTATGTACTGCGTGTCTTCATGGCTCAGTCGAGTCATCTCAAGCAGTTCATGCTTAGCGTTAATCTCACTACTAGCCCACTCGGCTAGGTTTACCCAGGTGGTTGAATGCACATCAACTAACATCTAAATGCCGCTGCCTGTAGCCATCTTCAACGCTTGCTCTTTCTCAAACAGCGAATCTTTACTTTGTACTTTCATCTTCTCGATACCCAGCTTAGTGCGCATCTCGCTAACCTTAATGCCCTTCTCTGCGGCCATCTTGGCTAACTCTAGTTCTCTGTCAGAGGCTATCTTCTGCTGGTCAAGCTCTAGCTTTTGGGCCTGTGCTTGGATCTGAGCGCCTTTTAGCTGAGCGTCCATCTGCATCTTCTGAGCTTCTAACTCAAGCTTCTGCTGGGCTAGTGGGTCGCCAGTAGGCGCTTGCTGCTGCTGTTGCTGGGCTTGCATCATGGCTTGCTGTTGAGCTTCCATCTGCTTTTGCATCTTCTGTGTTTCAAGCTCGATCTCTTCGGTAGACTTCACGATCTCATCGGCTTCGATCTGCATGGATGACACCACTTTGCGGTATAACGCTGCGGTGTTTGTTAAAGGTTCTAGTAACGGTGATGCAGCAATGTTCATCAAATTCATTAAGTTCGCTGCTTGCTGCTCTTTTACCAAGAGGCTGCTTGTGCCGCGAGCATCAATGCAGAAGTCACCCTTCACATTCTTCTTTGGATTGAACTGCATATTCCAGTCGTACATCCGCTTGATGAATGGACGAGTAACGTCGTCATCAAAGTTCTTCACCACACGTCGAAGCATGGTGTTTGCACTATTCATTAGCATCGACATGCCACTTGCTGTGTCTGTCGCTGATCCCTGTTCGCCTTGTGCGATCTGGGGTAATGCTGTTTCTTCATCGGCGATCTGTCGTGCGTACTGGAACAAAGCGATTAACTCAGTCATGTGACTGTTAATCTCAAACGATCCAAACACGTTATTCACGTTGCCGTTCTTGTCTGTTAGCTCCCACACCTTATGCGGTGTAAGACGCCAGTTGCCATCTGCTGGACGCACAACCTGACTGTTAATCACGGTCTGTGGGCCTACTGATAGCCCTGCATTGTCCATCAGCATTCGCCATGTGGCATTCAATACCTTCTGGCTAGAACGCATTAAGAACGGTATACCTACACCGAATACAGAAGTGTCATCGCCTTCCCAGTTGAATACGCTGTAAGGCATATCGCCTGTGTCTGCTGGGTTGATTACTGCTTTAATAACTCGGCCTTCACTGAACCAGACAACGCCGTTATAGTCAGTGAATACATCGTCTTCATCAACTTCTACACCAGCAGCAATAAGGTCTTCTTTTTCTACTGAGCCGTGATATTCCCATACTTCAAATCGTCCGTTTTCATAAGACGATAACCCTGCCATTGACTGCATCTCTTGCAGGTGGGAGGCTGTATGGCTGTTGTCAGCATCTTGCTTTAAGACTTCAGCAATCTGGGTGCGTAGAAATCCAGGCTTGTCTGCTAAGTCTCTAAGCGCTTTCTTGCTCATGTAATGACGTTGGAATATGAACTCAGCATCGTCGATTGATCGTGATTGCATATCGGGGAAGAAGTCCCAAGGGTCTACACGCTCTGCGCCAGGCTTCAGATCCTCAACGATTTCAATGACTTGGGCCACTTGACCTTGGTCATCTACTACCTCAGACCACTTCTGTCTGGTCTTGCCAAGTATGACTGGCCCTTTGAGTATGCCTGTACCATATAGCACTGCATCGTGAACCATATCTCGGTTCACAGAGTTATAATTCGTTTCGGTTAACTGGTCTGCAATCTCATCTTGCATTGCGTTTGACCGTTCTCTGGCCTCTTCAATAACGCCTTGTGCTATGTCTCGCTTCTCTACCTGTACGCCCTTATCGGTTACAAATGGGCTTCCATCTTCGTTCTGTACTGGGTCTTCGTCTTTGGCTATCTTGGATAGATAGGGTACTGGTGTGGGCTGTATGCCCCAGTTTCTGTCATCTGTTGGGAATAGGATGTCTATTAGTCGTGCTTCTGCTGCATTCACCTTATTGCGGGTGATGTTGACGAACAGTTTACTGCCCCCACTAGCTGCCAGTGTGGCTGCTGTGACCTTGTCGTACTGACCATTAAACTGGCGTAGATCGTCTAACCAGCGTTCGTCAATGCTATAACGCTGTTGTACTTGATCGTCTGCTTTGGATTGTAGGCGTACACCGAATACCCGTAGACGCTCTGCCATATCGCGTTCAGCCTGTTCAGATTTCTCCGTGACTTCTTGCTCTTGGTAGTATTGATCGAATTCGTTAGCTTCGTGCATTTAGTAACCTATTGATGAATCACCAGCAACATACGCCGCTAGTCTCATTCGTGTTTGTTGTAATGCTTGTACGGGTTGTGACTCCCACAGTTCAGCCGATACAGCGCAGTAGCGCATTGCATCAGCACAATGGCTTGTCCAGTCGTGTAGCGGTTTACTCTTGTATGCTTGGCGTTTATCGTCCCACTCTTTGCGATAGTTTCGCAGTGATCTGATACCCTCTTTACAGTTCTCTTCATCGAACCATGCAGACTGCAATAAGCGTCTAACTGATTCAATGCCATCAATGATTGGAAGGCTTGGTGCTATCTCGAAGTTAATACCGAGGTTTTCAGCCATCTCTTGACGGCTTTGCCCAGAACTCCACTCCCTAACTCGTATGTCATGGGGTGCTATGTGGTGTCCCCATTGGATGCCGTGTTCTTCCTTATACGCTGCTAGTGCATCAAGATAATGCTGTATACCTTCACCGCTAGACTCATAGTAGGATACAAACCGTACAGACTTGCCTTGGACTTGGAACAGCCAGATAGCTGTTGCGTCTGCAATTCCCAGATCCCAAGCTGTGTTAACTGGTAATGCTCTATCGACTGGTATAGTGCTGATCTGCTTGTTGATGATGTGTTCAGCAAAATACGCACCGTCTTTGTTGGCGTAGCAGTCACCCATCCAAATATGGTTATACAGTGCTTCGTTTTTCTCTTTAAGGTGTAAGCGTTCAGCCTCTAACGTCTCAGGGAACCATGGGTTTGAATCATAATTCACTTTAACCACGAAGCTGTCTGGTGGTGGATCTACGACGAAACGTTGATATGTTGCGTCCATCTCGTCCAAAGGGTTAAAACTGATCCAGATCTCTGATTTATCACGCCTAATAGTGGGGATCAGAACGTCCCAACTCGCATTAGTCACGCTTTCGGCCTCTTCTATCCATACGCGGTCGATACCCTCCATTGACTTAACTTTGGAGATGTTAGACCGCAGACCTTCAAACAAGAACCTTGAACCGTTCTTTCCTAGTATCTGGGTCTTCTGTACTTCAAAATGCCCCAGTAGGCCCAATCGGTCGATGGTATCGACTAACAGTTGATGAACCGAGTCAGTGATACTCTTTTGGATCTCACGGGCGCATAGGATGCGCAGCGGCTCAGCGTATGCCGCAAGCACTAATAGCATGGCTATAGAATAGCTCTTCCCACTGCCACGGCCACCGTAAACCACCTTATACCTGCAAGGTTTGAGCAAAGGCTCAAAGGGTTTAGCTAATGTTAGGTCTAAGCTTTTACCGTTAACCATTGAGGCGTTTAGCTGTGTTGTCGACTATGGCTATATTTATCAAGCTTGGTGGGTTAATTGGGTCTGCTGATAACACTTGTTTATCAAGCCCATGCAGTCTAGCCATACCCATGACGGCAGACACTGCGGCAGATGGGTTTTTAACAGAGTATGCAAGTGCTCGATCTTCTCTGAGGTCTGCGGTCAGGCTCTCAATGGTTACAGCGTGAAGCTTTGCTTGCTCTGCTTGAAGCTCTGCCACCCTACCCAATACCACCCCGTTATTAAATACTCTCTGAACCTTGGTGCTAATGGCTTTGTCCGTCATGTTTGTAGAGTAGCCAGCTTGTCTGTATGCCTCGGTCTTGTTCCCAGTCGCAACGAACACCTGCGCGGCTGTCTCCCATTGGTGATTCTTTAATTGTCCCATGATGTTAGTGGCGGCAATTAAGCGGCCCTCCTAAAACGACAAAACCCGCCAAAGTAGCAGGTTAAGTGGTTGTTAATTTTCCCCAGGGCCCTATATGGACACGTTTAGCCTTGTCAAAAGTGCTATTTGATCGGATTAAACCACGGTTAAAGGCCAATAGCCCTGCCACTTTGGCAGTAATTAAAATAAGCACTAAATAACTGTTAAATATAGCGTTTATTGATAGTTTACCGTTACATGTTGCGGTATAATAAATGAGGTTTAGCGATAGCTAAGCCACAATAAATCCCACCAAAGGATGAATGAAAATGAGAAAGATTGAACAGTTAATGAGGGAAGCAATAGATAAAAAGCAAGATTTCAAGCTTGGTAATACAGCCGTTTATTTTAACGAGCATACAAACCAAAGTCTTGTGAGATTGCACAATAACTTAATCGCTGTAGTTCAGCACGGGGCGTTCAGAGGAATAGAGGTTAACGCGCCGATGTTTGCAGAATACCCCACACGAACAACTAGAAGTCGTTTACGCGCTCTTGGTGTACCTGCCAGCATTAAAAACGGTCTTGCCGTACTTGACGGGGTGACATTATGAACACTTCTAAGGGTTATTTAATTAGTGGCGTTTTAAGTGTTACTAAAAGGCTTGATTCAAGCTACAACGGAAACCCACGCTTTCAAGTCAGCATAGGCGATCATGGGGTGTTTAAAACTCAAGTAGATGCAACGCTAGGATACAGCATCGGCAACAATGAAAACAAAACCATCAATGCTATGGTCGGCAGCTTCTACGGGTCGCCTCATGTGTTCGATGTGGAGCTATCAAAATGAACAGACAAACAACAAGCTTTTTGCAGGATTGCGCCACGGCGACTATCCGATTAAACGACCAAACCCAAGCTGCAATAGTAATGCAGGAATGCGCAGACGAGGGCAAATATAGCAGCGTTGAGGACTTAGCCAAACACGCTGTATATCTGGGTGCTAGTTATAAAGTCTTAGCGTGGCTTGATAGCTATTGTCTGACTCGAAACTGTTACAAAAACGACCAAGAGGGGTAATTCAAAATGCCAAATAGAACCGTACCACCATTGAGTAATTGGAACTTAGACCAAGCTAAAGAGGTCATCTGGGACGCGCTACAAATGGCGCGGGAAGATTGTATATCACCCGATGACAACGGGCCTAACGACTCCCACTGGGATGATATTTGCACCGCCATGGCGTGGCTGCAAGAAGCCGCAGATTGTAATGATGACAACATGGACGGGAACGAACAATGAACAGACAAACAAAAAGAGAAATCAAAAGAGAGCTTTTTTTACTTGGCTCTAGTGTATTTAAAGCGGCGGTTTTTTGCGCTTTTGTGCTGGCTTTTTCGTGGGCATTTATGTCCCTGATGGTGGCCTTTCAAATAATTAACGTAACGGGGTAGTAAATCATGCACACATTAAACTTTGTGAGAGTAGCAAGAAAAGCAAAAGACAACGCCAATGGGTTTCTTTATATTCATAATTGGCCTACAGGATTTCAAGAGCTAATCTTTAAATCAAAAGAAAAAGCCGAAGAATGGATATTAATAGTCAATACCAAGGAGGGTGATTTATGAGCGCAGATAATAAAATTGTAGCCACGGTATGGCATGAGGGAATTAATTATCGAGTAACTGACCACGGGGAAGATTTCGAGGTCTGTTCAAGCGATGGCACGGGATACCGCTGGTACTCCAAGCACCAAGCTTTGAAGGATAAAGAAGATATATTGTTGGCTTTATCTACGCACTTGGGCGGCGCAATCGAACGCCATCAGGTAGAGTTTTATCTAGTGCCAGATCAATTTATTACTAATGATCGTTTTAACTATTTTATAGTTAAAGACTCTGAACCGTTGGTTCATTTCAGCCTTAAAAGGCATCCCACCTATGAGGCGATGCTAAGCGAAGTGTCTAAAATGACATCAACAAATATTGATGAAAATATAGACAATGAGTTGGTCTTGGTTAAACAAGCTGACGATCATTTTACTTTTATCATACATGGCCAGCGGTTTGAAAAAGTGGGCTATGACTTGATTAGTTACATCATCAACTTTGAGATGTAGCACCCAGAACTAACCCACCAAATGGGGTTTCGGCCCCAAAGGACTTAAAATGTTAACCATACAAACCAATAAAATGCTGGCTCTTTTCAGTTATGATATTGAAAAAGCCATCGAAGCGGGAAACGCTGCGGCGTGTTTAACAATCCAACAACAAGAAATTATGCGGGAATTAGTAGCAATTAATAAAGCTGTTGAAGACGCGCATAAAACGTTAATAAATAATAAAGGGGCGAAATAACATGGACAGCAAACACATGATTTTAAGCGATTGGGAAGACTACGTTCACGATTTGGGCGGCGAACTAATCACAGAAATGGATCCCGTTACGTATTGTGACCGTTGGCATATAGTATTGCCAGAAATAGACGGCCAGCAAAATGACGCGTGTGAACTATTGACAGATGACTACGGCGATCATCACTACGTCTATCAAGTTTTTTTAGATGATTATCGAGATCGTATTCTTAAAAAACTAGCGACTGAGCATCCAGATTGTTTGAGTACCCACAAGGACATAAAAAACCTAGCACCCTTGAGCGTTCTTAAATCGCTGCTAGACGCAGGGTATCAAGATGTCAGTTACGGTAACGATGAATGCCCATCTTATTACCTTGAGATTGTAAAAGAAGGAGGAGATGTCTGCGAGCGTTATATCTACATTTATGATGATGTAAATGAAGACGGTGAGCGGGTTTCTGAAGTTGTAAAGTTTAAAGTTCGGGATGAATCTGAAATTTATCCAAGTGAAGAAGTGGGTGTTTTTGACACGATTGAAGAAGCTATTGAAGGGGGTGAGGCATGAACATACCAACAAATCTTGAAGCCTACGAAGTAAACACTGGTGGCGGCTGTATGGTCACTATTATTAAATGCCCAGAGTGGGATTATATTCTTACGACTACCGAAGAATGTGTGGCCGTTTACAAAAATGAAGATTCGTTCTGGGAAGACCAAGGGGATGATGCTCTAGCTATAGCTTGGGTCAATCGTTACCCAGTAGACGAATTTCCAAATACCCCAAATGTTCCACAGAAAAGGGAATATATAGAGACGGATAAATTAAGTGGCGAACCGTTTCCGATTGAGTCGCAGTATATAACTCACAGAGACTATGATAATCATAAGTTTTTTAATGATGTTTTAGCAGCACTCAAGCCCTTGGGGGCAGTGAATATGTCTGGCCATGATGATGAGTACCCATCCATTGGAGTATGTATCGACAATGACAAGGACATTGGCGTTCAGATGATGATCTCACCTAAACATCATTGCACGGAGATTTGGCGGGTTAGCTGCTTTTATTACTACGGATCAGAACCTGCACTAGAAAGAGACACTGATTTAATATCTTTTGATTTTGACGTGGAAGAGTGCGTAAAGATGTTTAATGAAACGCTAAATCTTGTTAAATTAAGAATTAAGAAAGACAAGGAGGACGTGTAATGAAGCGAATTAAAAGAATTGAAATGGCATCTAATGATCTATTGTATGACATTGATTTGACAGGCAAGCCATTGACCATTGCTGACAGTAAAGATGGATACTTTGAAGTCTACGAAGGTGACGAGTGCATTCACGACACCGCAGCCTCTGCTAGCATGGCAAAAATATGGGCCAAAGAATACGCCACTGATGATGGCCATTTATTGGTCAGTGGGTACGGCACTCACTCAGGACGAAAGTTTTGGCAGCTACCAGAATCAATTCAAGATGAAGTATTAAAAATTGCAGGTTTCTCAGGAGGTGACGCATGAATAAACCAACGCAAGAAATGCTGGACGCATGGGCAAAGATTCCAAGGGTAACTGACCGCCCTCAATGCAGAGTGTGTCGCTCAACCGATGTGACTCTGTTCACTTTTCAAGCCGCCACTCATAGGTGGGAAGATACTCTGACTTTATCTGGATCTAGGTGGGTTCAGAATATGATCCGTAATCGTTCTGACAATCCTAAAGAATCAATGGGGTGCAATGAGTGCAAAACATTAGATCAACCTGTACTGGACAAGTTTAGTTTAGGAGAATGGCCATGAGTAAGGAGATGAGATCGTGAAATATTACATAATTTCAAAAAGAACTGAGAACGACAACACTGCGGAGTTTGGTTTCGGTGACTTCCCTAAGACTTACTACTTTGTTTCTTTAGTAGTTGATGCAGAAACAAAGCGTAAGGCGCAAAACCAAGCTAAGAAGATTAGCCCAGATCGTTATATGTTTGGTGGTATTAATGGTAATGAGGTCTACACAGCGAAAGAGATGGCTGGCATGACTCACATTGACCTAAACGGTATGAAACTTTAATAAAAAAGAAGGTGAGGATGACAGCTAAAAACAACTACGACTACACTGGTTCTAAGCGCAGCGCTGAGCATCGAAAGCGCATGGCTGAGTCTGGGTATAAGCTAGTCCAAGTACGGGCGCACATTGATGATGCGACCAAGGTTAAAGACTACGCTTCTAAGCTCAGAAAAGATCGTGAAGAAACGAAGTAACAAAAAGGGGTACAGGAATAACTTATTTCCGTACCCCTTTTAATTGAGCATATTTATACGCCAATTAATCGTCTTTTATATCTGAACAATCAACTAATATTCACTGCTCCATAGAACGCCCTGTAACGCCATCTCAGAGCGTTCAACTAAAGGCCATACATCGGTACGGTTTGTTCCTAACTCTTTAGCTAGACGCCTTCCAGAAAACTCATACACCCACCGGTACTTCAGACAACGAGCCATTTGCATATCCTGACGCCTAACTATCTGAACAGCAGCTTCCACCCTCTCAGCATCCGCTATAATAACTGGCGTTCTCGTTACGCCAGACTCCCAGACGTTGCTGTCCACTGATAGCCTGGATTCTGGAGAAGCTGACGGATACCAAAGTGAAGAGTAGGCATCTAAACCTCGTGACCACCGCGACCAAGAATCCAACATCATTGCTGTAGATTCTGTTAATACTTTTGATTCGACCATATTATCTACAATCCCAGTATTCTACTTTTGTTGAAGGAGATAGACCGAGTTTCACAGAATCCTTGAACTTAATTTCGTCCTGACTTTGATCTAATTCTTTAACCTGGCTAAGTTTATCCAGGTGTGGCTCAACCTCTTCATCAACCTCAACCTTCCCCCAAATACTTTCAAGTTTAATAACAACGCCATCTTTATATATGATAGTAATTGCCAGGGTACAAAAACTGCACACCCAAATG